TTACAATGGAGCAGCAGCTGGGGATTACGGTGGTGCCTCTTACGGTACTTACCAATTTGCATCTTATTTACCACCTATAATGAAAGGTGGAAAGCCCAGACAGTCCCCTAAGAATTCTCCTGTTGTACAGTATATTGCTAATTCTAAATTTAAAGATAAGTTTGCAGGCTTAGAACCCGCCACACCAGCCTTTGATGCTAAGTGGAAAGAAATTGCAATTTCTACCTCTAAAGACTTTAAAGAAGACCAACACGACTACATTAAGCGTAAATATTATAATACCGCTATAAGTAATCTCGAGCGGGCAGGCTTAAATATGTCTAAGTTTGGTCCCGGGGTACAAGACTTGGTCTGGTCAGGTGCAGTTCAATTAGGGCCTGCCAACATTAAACCTTTTACCGAGGCGTTAAGAGGTAAGTCGGAATTAAAAGATAAAGATATTATTGAGATGGTTAGTAACTGGAAAATAAACAACGTGGATACCCTCTTTAAATCAAGCTCAGCAGATATCAGGGCTGGGGTTAAAGCTAGATACACTTCCGAAAAACAAGCATTACTAAGTTTGGTTAAATAATGGATCCGCTAATTACAAAAACAATTCAGGGTGTTTTAGAGAACACTATTTTTAATAAGATTATTGCCCTGAACCTCAACATTCCCAGCCCTATTCTAAGAGCTATTGTATCGAGGGTAGCTGAACAAACAGCTCCTGCTGTTGTTCAAGAGGTTACAAAAAATGCTAACTTCCAACTTAATACTATACCTAATAATAGAATTGGTTCTGTTAATCCTGTTAATATTGTAACGGGCAATCAAGGCCCAGCTGATTTAACTAATAACTTAACTAATATTATACAGAATCAAATGTCTGCCCAGGTTACAGATAAGATTGTAACTTCGATTCAAAACCAACTTCGTTTAGTATTACCTGCTGATAAATTAAATATTATTAACTTTAATAACCTGGCGGCAACTCTCGTACAATCTGTTACCCCTACAGTTAATCAGACTATTAATACTGCCCTTGGTGGGTTTGCTTCTGCCATTTTCGGAAGAGGTTCTAATCCCCTATCTTCTTTAACCAGTGTTAATAAACTGTTTGGTAGTTTACCTGCTGCAGATGCTCAGATACAAGTAGATAAACAATTTGATGGTTACATAGCTTCTAAAGCCCTTACAGAAGCCCAGAACTACGATATTAATGAAACGGAAAATAAAGAAAAATTAGAAGTTTTAAATAAAGGATTTACTGATCCCAACGCCAAGTACCCAACAAAAGAATATGCCGGCTCATCAGATACCAATAAATTAGCTCAAGGAGACTCTAGAGGTACTATTGTTCAGGATAAGAACGATACACGTATGAAGGGGGCTAAACTACCTGGGGGCGATGCCTGGGATCAACCTGAGTCTGCTTTTAGAGGTGCCTACCCTTATAATAAGGTAACGCAAACAGAATCTGGTCATGTAATCGAAATAGATGATACCCCTGGTTCAGAGCGCTTACATGTATATCATAAGTCTGGTACGTTTATTGAAATAGATGGAAACGGCTCTGTAATAAAAAGAGCTGTTGGCTCATCCTATGAAATTATCGATAAAAACGGTAAGATAGCAATTGCAGGTACAGCAGATATATCTATTAATGGCGCATGTAACATATATGTTGGTAACGATGCAAACATTGAAGTTGAGGGTGATGTTAATCTTAAATGCTATAACGATATCACCGCTCAAGCCGGTGGCACCTTAAACCTATCTGCTACCGAAGAAGTTAATATTACTAGTGGTAATATTAATATGCAGGCATTTAATTCATTGAATTTAATTTCTAACGTTGCTTTAAACATGCATGCAACAGTTGATATTAACATGCTTGCTAATGCTAATATATTTGTTAGTACAGTAGACTTTTATCAAAATGCATCTAGTATTTTTAATCAAGCTGGTAATGTTTATATTAAGACTAATGAAGGTGGTGATGGAGTTTTTATTGATTCAAATAGCGATATTAATATTTTAGCAGCTAGTATTTTTAATCAAGCTGGTAATGTTTATATTAAGACTAATGAAGGTGGTAATGGTGTTTTTGTTGAATCAGAAAAGAAAATTAACTTTAAAGCAAAAGAAGATATCAATACCCAGACCCTTGCAAGTATTAATACAAAAGCCGCTACTGATATAAAACAGCAGGCAGGTGGGGTCATTAGTAATAAAGCATCAGGTCAATTTGCAGCAGATGGTAGCGCTGTACACCTTAATTCTGGTAACTCTGTGGATGCAGGAACTGCTACTGCCTCGGTAAATAGTACGCCTGCAAAAGCTAGTAAGCCGGCTGCACTTGCTGGTATATCTAACATTGGCGTTCTCGAGGGTCGTAAAGATATATTTAATAATAGTAAAGATGACCCCCAGGCTCTTTCTTTAGCTGATAACAGATCTTTATTATTAGAAGAAGAAACAGCTTCACAAGCAGATGTTGACAGTCAAAAAAGTTTATTAATTAGTGAAGGCTTTGCAACAGCTGCTGAAATTGATGCAGCACCGGTTGTTATTGAAAAAGAATCAGTAGCTTCTGAGCAGTCGACAACTGTATCACCAAATGAAGACTTAAAGAAGGCAACCAAGTTACCTGGTAATTATAATCTTTCTCCTAACTTTACAATTGAAATGTTATCGAGTAAGGCTGCGGTTTCAAGAGACGAGATTGTAGCACATAGTAATTACTCATACGGTGATATAGCATTTAACTTACAAGCCATTGCATTAAATGTTCTTGAACCAGTTAAAAAATTATACCCCAACATGTTGGTAACATCAGCTTTCCGAAGCCCAGGTAATGCTTCAAATGCTAAGACATCTCAACACCCTCTAGGTCAAGGTGTTGATATTCAGTTTAAAGGTGCAACAAAAGCTGAGTACTATGAGATTGCTTTAAAACTCGCCAGGGTGCTAAAGTACGATCAATTAATTCTAGAATATTGTAACTACGCTAAAAATCCATGGATACATGTTTCTTATTCTGTTAAGACAAATAGATCATCAGTGCTCACATTCTTTAATCATAAGAAGTATGGGGATGGGTTAACCCAGTTAGCATAATGGCAGGTGAATTTGGTAGAATAAGTACTTCAAATGCTGTGGGTTTTGTTACTATTAGCCCTGACCCGGCTGCAGTTATGACAAATGATGGGGAGACGGCTGCACCCCCTAATTATCTACCGACGATATACGGAGGTCAAACTATTTCTATAGATATTGGATTTGTAATAAATTACCCTCTAGTACCAGAAGGTACTTCTTCAAATCCAGCTACTTCTGTAACAGCAGTGTACGATTTTGCTGCTAACGGAATGAATGTGTCATATTCTGGCAACATTGTTACTTTATCAGGTACATTTGCAAGTGTGTTTGATAATGAATATTATGAATTTGTATTAGATGATAATACTTTACAAGTACTACCGCCGGATACTGAAGAGCCTTTTAAAGCTCTTGTAAGATACGAAATGCCTAGCCCTGTGACTCAAAATAATTCTTATGCCTTTAATGTTACAGGACCCGGGGAAACAGGTAATGTAACATTACAGGTAGACGTTGGCCAGTGGATTGTCTGGCGGTATCAAACTGCTGTTACTAATATTGGTAATTTACGTACACAAGGACCATAAATGCCAGCAATTTCAAGATTAGGGGATTCAGTCTTATCTCCTGATGGTACAGGGTATAAATGTAGAATGCCTATGAAGACCAGTGTTGGAGAGGGTAATTCTGACAGTGTTTACGCAAACGGGGTATTAATTACCGTACAGGGTAATAAAGTTGCACCTCACCCAAAACCCGGTTGTACTGTTATTGATACCTCAGGTCTAGATTCTGGTTCAGGTCAAGTTTTTATTGGTGGTAAGGGTGTTGGCCGCATTGGAGATTCAATGGGAGATAATGTAATAACTCAAGGTTCCCCAACGGTATTTGCAAGCTAATTAAATTATTACCTATAAATATAAACATGGCTACAACTAGAAACACCAGACAATATTCAGATTTAAACCTATTATTTTCATCACACCCAATAACGGGTGATGTCACTAAAAAGACAGATGAAGAGGCGGTTAAGTCATCGCTTAGAAATTTAATTTCTACTAAGCACTACGAGCGTCCCTTTCATCCAGAAATAGGGTGTCAGATATATTCGCTATTGTTTGAAAACTTCAACCCTGTAACCAAGCAGGTGATGATGAAGACTATCTTCGATACCATACAGAAATTTGAGCCAAGAGCTACAGTGTTAGATGTGAAGTTACGGGAA